CCATATCCTTTGTAGTTATTAATTTCGCTACAGATAACGTCCTTAATGCTTTCTTCCGCCCAATTATGTCTAGCTATTTCCCTATTTAATGTTCTTTGTATATGAAAAGAAAATTGACAAAGACGATAGGATATTTGTGCGCAATCTTCTGGGTTTAGTTTTTCAAGAACATCCCTATTCATAGTAAGATATTGTTGCAGTTCATCCTCTGGCATAGCATCATTGGTATACGATGGAACTCCAATACTTTTTTCGTATTGATCCAGTACATCATCCCAATACGCAACTAGTTCTTTGCTGGTCTTACTCATTGATAATTAAATCTTTCCATTGTAAATCTGTTTGGTCAAACGGAAGTGCTATATAGCGAATTCCATTAATTTCACACCATTCCTCTTTGTCCCTGTCTCTTTTTTGTGCTTTAACAAAATTCACCATATTTTGATGATAAAATTGTACAAACTTATAATGTTGCTCACCATGAACTTCTACGCACATTTTCTTTAATGGCAAGTAAAAATCCATATACAGAGTAACACCCTTTTTCAAAGTCATAGGCACTTCTTCTAGGACTTGCAGAGTGGGATATATCTCGTTTAATAACATCCTGGCTCTAAGATGCAATTCTGACTTATTGAATTTAGCATAAGCCATTCTTCCTGTCAGATTCCATGTATGTAAATTGCCATCTAAATCTTTAACCTGCATTTCCTATCCCCATCATTTCTTTAACACTGTTAACCAGACCCTCATATACTTCAGGATTGTCCACAAGATATTGTCTGAGTTTCTCTACACCCTGAAACTTAGGCTTATCTTCTAGGTGAGTTAGAGTATACCATGCACCAGCCTTATTGACAAGTCCAATATCAGATGCCAACTGAACGATTTCCGTATGTTTATCAATTCCCTGTCCATATCTAATATAACTAGTCATACTAGCACCAGGAGCGCCTAAAGCAGAACAGACCACTTGCCAATCAACTTCCTGTCCTATCGGAGCGCTTTCTGTTCCAATTGTCCAAGGACTAAACTTCTTTGCTCTTAGTTTAATGTCTGTTTGATAAGCAATAGCTTGTCCAGATTTTTCTTTGAATTCTGCACCATACCCAGTAGGATTACCCATCAAATGAGTAATACCAATAACAACATTTTTATTAACAGGAATAACATTAGCAACCTTTCTACAAAACTTAGCCAACAACTTAGCACCATCTGCTCGTTGCATTTTATTCATATCGGATGTAATTTCTGCCTCAGTGCATAGAGCAGAATAACTGTCTATAATTACAACAGAACCAGGAACTTCATTAATTAACTTTTCAGCAATTTGTAAGTATTCTTCTGCATGTAGGATTTTTCCTTGTTGAGAACCTATCACATGAAACTTCTCTGGTTTAAGATGTGGAATTCCTTGTAGGTCACGCTTTTTTAGTCTACCTTCGATATTTAGGTAGTACACTTCTCTTCCGTCCTTGAATGGGCCATAAGCATATTTTGGGTCTTGTGCTGTGGCCGCAAAATCTAGCGAGGTCGTTGTTTTGCCGCATTTTGGCTGCCCAGTTAAAACAACAAAACTACCCTCTGGTATTCCTCCATTTAAAAGAATATCTAGTACTGGACTTACAGGAATAATAATACTCTTTGTGTCGATGATAGAATTTCCAGTGAGTATAATATTCTCACCAAATGTTTTTGTTATGTCTTTCGTAATACTACTCATTGTCTAGATCCTTGAGTTTTGATATGATATTTTTCTTACCTTCCGACTTGCTATGTTTGATTTCTTCTTTCCTTTCAAAGGTTTTTGTTAGGTCTTTCTTTTGAGATTCTAGCATCTTCTGATGCTTCTCTATGATAGCAGGCAGAATAGGCGAACGCAATGAGTAGGTTTTTTGTGTTTGTGGATCATTTAATGCTTTGATTATTGCCGCAGCCGTATACTTTTTCAGTAATTTATATGCCGACGGGATTTGTCCTTTATAATGTTTTTCCCATTCTTTGCTTGTAGCCCAAAATCTGTAATGCAAATCCTTTTTATTTTGCTTGGCCCAATGTTCACAAATTAATTCTGTAATATATTGGGCCGCAGTTACCTCTTTGCCATTCGAATATTTAGATATGTATTTCATCGCATCCTAAAAATAGCTTTATTTTCCCTTTTTTGTGAGTTTAGTTTTTTCATTAGCTCTTGCTGATATTCGTTAGCTTCTTTTGTCATAATACTAACACCATTATCTTTCTTTCCAGCTGTATGTCTTATCATCATATCATGAGCTTTTGTTACTTTTCCTTTTGATTTCTTTTTATCAACAACAACAGGTTCTTCTACAGCTCTATTAGATAAAACTTCATTAACTGTTGAGACAGAGATATTTAGCTCTTCTGCAATTGTTTGTTCAGATGTTTCCATTATATCGTTTAAATATAGAATTGCATACTCTTTTGCTTTACTGAGTTTAGCCATTAGTTCATTTCCCTTTCTGCTTGATTGATCCAAGCCATGTTACGACTTTTTAAAAAAGATGTATATAATTCAAAAGTTCTTAATGTTACTCTCTTAAAATTATATTCATTCCTTCCTATTCTTGAAAGAAATTTTTGAGATTTACCTTCAGAGAATATACCCATAGGATTGTAGAGCTTACCATAAGAATTTACTTTAGCGAAATATTTTGTTTCACCATTAATAGTTGTGGTCTTAGCTAATGCTTTGGTTTCTGAATATGTTCTAGGTAATTTATTATCGTCAATAAATTCTTGTTCACCAAGAATAGTGTAAAACTGATCTATTTGTTCAAGATCATTGGTATTTTGATTATTCTCTTTTTCGTTGGACTTATGAATGCAGTCCTCTATATTTATTGATCTCATTTATCTTAGCCTTTCTATAAAGTTCTTTGATGGCTTCTTGGGTTTCTTTAACCTAGACATACCCTTTGGTAATGGCTTATCCGAAGGGGTTTCCTTATATGCGTTATTCTTTTTCCATATTGCTTGTTTTTCGTCGTCACTCATTCTGTCGGTATTTCTTTTGGCTAAGTCCCCAAGTGTTTTCAATTCACTGTCAGATTTCTTAACGCTTCCATTAATTGTTAGGCAGTCTTCGGCGTACCTTCTTATGGTTTTTTTTGAAGAACACGATTCACACTTCGGATGCTCCATATAGTCTGCAATACTAGATATTAAACTAAAAACTGATTCGCATTTTTCACATTCATATGTATATTCTGGCATTTTAATACTCCGGTAGGTAGAGCCTCCATTCTTCTGGTATCATGTCTATAGTAGTGAGGTACTCATACAAAGGCAAGTACCGTAATCGTTTTTCTGGTTTTATGGGGGTTTTTAGTAATGGCATTCCTGCTTGCTTGGGTGTCCTATTTCCTTTTTTATTGTTACAGCGAAAACATGCGGTTACTATATTTGTCCAACAAGTAGAGCTACTTTTATTTGTCCATACCGATTTTGGAACAACATGATCGTATGTCAATTCTTTATAGTCAAACTTTTTATTACAATATTGACAAGTATAATCATCTCTAATAAAAATGTTTTTACGAGAAAATACCAATCTGTCATTATTAAAATGAAAATATCTTTTTGTTTTAGTAACCGCTGGTACTGGAAATTTTTTATTGACGCCCAAAATTGAATCATTTTTGTAAAAGTCAATTATGTCAATACCATACTCAGGGCTTTTTTCATATTTAAAATACCAGACCATAGCCCTTTTCCAAGAAATTAAAGAAATAGGGCTATAGTCTACATTAAGCAACAGACACTTTTTATGATTTTCCTTCATAGACTTCGAGTCTTTCAAGTATTTTAGCTATGATTGGATTTCTTATTATATCACTCGCTTCTAAAAAAGCAAGACCGACACCATCAATATCGCCCAATAAATCCATCATTCTCACAAAACCCCCCTTTTGATTCTTATAAAGATCGCTTTGTGCTGCATCACCAGTTAGAACCATTTTACTGTCAAAACCAATTCTAGTAATTAACATCTTTATTTGTTCGTAAGTAGCATTTTGACATTCATCCGCAACTATAAAACAATCATGAAAATTTCTTCCTCTCATCAATCCAAGAGGAACAATCTCAATCTTATTCTCGTTTTTTAGTCTAGCATAATCTGCCATACTAATAAAATTATTGATCTCATCCAAAACAGGAATAAGATATGGATGTAGCTTTTCTTCTGCCGTACCCGGTAAGTAGCCTAGTTTTTCGCCAGCTTCAACCACTGG